TGTTCAGCTCTAACTGGCAGCTTCAGGAGTTTAATAATAGACTCGGTATCCCGCTAGACTCAAAGGTTCAGGTCATTGAGACCCCGGTCGAACCTATTGAGCTCGTAGCAAAAGATCCAGATAAAGTAAATTTGATCTATTTCTCTACCCCACAACGCGGTCTAGAACTGTTGATTCCTGTAGTAGACGCGCTAGCGCAGAAGCACAAGAACGTTCATCTTGACGTGTTCTCTAGTTTTAAGATCTACGGCTGGGACGAGGCAGATCAGCACTTTGAACCCCTGTACGACAAAATTCGCAACCATCCAAATATGACATACCACGGCTTTGCCCCGCAGGAGAAGCTTAAAGAGCATATTCAGAAAGCGCATATTCTTGCCTACCCGTGCGTATGGCCTGAGACGTCTTGTAGGGTACTAATTGAATCGATGTCTGCTGGACTACTTGCAGTTCATCCAAACCTAGCCGCGCTTCCTGATACTTCTGGTGGTACGACGTTCATGTATCAGTTTAGTCAGAAGCCAGAAGAGCACGCACAGACGTTTTATAAGTACCTTGACAAGGCTATTCAGGAGGTGAATAACCCTGATCTTCAGAACTATATGAAGTTTGTTAAGGCATATGCTGATACGCGATTCAATCTAAAGAAGATAAGCGCGCAGTGGGAGTCACTCATGCTTGAGCTGAGAGAACAGTATCCTACCGCAGAGTCTAGAAAGACCCCATCAGAGATGTTTACGTATAGAACATGATCGTAACAAAAACACCACTCAGAATCTCCTTCTTTGGAGGAGGTTCTGACATTCCACAGTTCTATGAGAACAACGAGGGAATGGTCGTATCTACAGCGATTAATAGCTACATATATCTGGCTGTTAATCGCTGTGTCGCAAATCATATCAGGGTCATCTATTCGGTACTAGAGCAGACCGATAAATTAGAAGACGTTAAACACGACAGGGTCAGAGAGACTCTTAAACATTTTGAATTCCCATCAAACATTGAGATAGCGTCGTTCTCAGACGTTCCCACCAAAGGAACGGGACTAGGGTCTTCGTCCACATTTACTGTAGGACTAATAAACGCTGTCTATAGAATCATACACAACAAGAACATAGATCACAAAGAGCTCGCTGAACTTGCTTCGTACATCGAGATAGTAAGATGCAATGAACCAATCGGCAAGCAGGATCAGTATGCGGCTGCTTATGGCGGGTTTAATACGATATACTTCCACGGCAATGAGACTAGAATTAAGCCTGTAGATATCGATCCAAGCGCCATGTATGAGCTCGATAGTAATCTACTAGCTTTTAACACCGGCATAAACAGACAAGCTTCTTCTGTTTTAACAAAACAGGTTGAAAACTTAAAGAACAACGTCAATATAGAGCAGACGAAGTCTATGGTAGAACTAGCTAAGACGTCTGTTAAACTGCTGCAAAAGAAGAAGATAGATGACTTTGGAAGTCTACTTGATCAGGGCTGGCAGATAAAGAAGAAGTTGTCAGATAACGTAAGTAATCCGCATATCGATGAGATGTATGACAAAGCCATGCGTAACGGCGCGCTTGGTGGAAAGATTCTAGGCGCAGGTGGAGGTGGATACTTGCTAGTCTATGTTCCTGATAAATACAAGAATAGAGTGAATGAAGCTATGAAGCAGCACGAGAGATTTAAGTTCAGGTTTGCCAAACATGGATCTACTCTGGAGACTATTTGATGTTTAAAGAATATCAGAAGATGATTGACGAGGCTCTCGATACGGTCGATGAAGTCGTATTAAAAACTGTAACAGACCACATCGTAGAATGCGCTAAACAAAGAAAACAAATCCTCACAATCGGTAACGGTGGATCAGCGGCTATCGCAGAACACTGGTCGTGCGACCATACTAAGGGCGTCGGTGAAGACACGTACATCTGGCCAAACGTCACTAATCTAGCAAGCAACATGGCTCTAATGACCGCGATCGCTAACGATATGAGTTATGAGCAGGTGTTCTCTAAGCAGATCGAGTATCACCAGTCAGACCTAGCCACGGTAGTTGCTATTACTTCTTCAGGTAGCTCTCCGAACATCATTAAAGCTCTAGAGCAGGCAAAGTATGAAGAGTATACCACCATCGCGTTCGTCGGATTTGATGGCGGTCAGATTCTAAGAAGAAATCTTGCAGATCATATAGTTCATGTTAAGTCTAATAACTATGGCGTCGTTGAAGACTGTCATCAGATCCTAATGCATGCCATGGCTCAGTATATGAGAAAGCAGTTTACAGTAAAGGATTTAAAGAGCTTAAAACTATGATTAGAAATCTATGGGAAACTAATCTTCTTTACGAAAAATACGCTGCAGAAGTTACACCTGAATTTATAAAGGATATAATAGATATTGGCGAAGAGTATGAATCTCTTCACCCTGAGGCGCATCTACCAAAAGAGATGCGTAAAAATCCAGAAACTTCTTATAATCTATTGTCCGATCCTCGTCCTTCTTGTCAACTATTTAAGAAGATGCTAAAAGATCGCATGCTAGAGATGGCTAAATCTGAAGGATTCTTTGATCCAGAAAAAATAGTGTTTGAAGCAATTACTAATTTAAGAAAGTTTAAGCATTTACAGTATTCTAAACCACATACACATAGATCAGTGGACTACGTAGCAGTTCTGTTCGTGCAAGTAGGAGAATGCCTTACTAAAGAAGGTGAAAAAACACATCAAAAGATGGCAGGAAACCGTCTCCATCTCTTAGATCCTATACCACAGCGTAGTAGATATCTTAATCACAACATGTTACACGCTATAAGACCATATGCTGGTACTTTTATTATACACCCAGCATATGTATTTCACACTACAGAGTTAAACTTCTCTCACACAGATCTACTAGCACTAGTAACTAATATCAAAGTCGTAGACGACGTAAGAAACTATGAAAGACTATAAATATAATTTACAATTAATGGAAAATATGGTATAATATAATCATGAGCAACAATGTAATCCTCTTTCCAAAAGAAAATAAGAATCTAAGTAGGATGATCTCTATAGATGAGATCGACCACAACGTCGAGCAGATGAATCTCTATCACATTCAAGAGACCATCGCCACCATCATTCCAATTATCTTTACTCATCTGGACATCGCTGGGTTTTATCCAGACGAAGAAGATCTAGAGACAGATATCAAGGACGGGGCTTTCTTCGTAGAGGCTCTACGATCGATGTTGTGTAAACACTATGATATATATCATCCGTTTCAGAAAATAACTGAAAATATATTCTTAGACGATGCGGATGAAGAGGGTGCTCTTAAGATAGCAGATAGTATAACTATAGATCTGAAAGAACACAAAAGCGAGGAATAAAGTGATTATCGTCGATTTGAATCAGGTGATGCTGTCCAATCTTATGGTTCAGCTTGGTAACCATCTAAATGCCCACGTGGAAGAGGCGATGGTTAGACATATGGTACTAAACTCCATACGCTCGTATAAGCAGAAGTTCTCAGCAGAGTATGGAGAACTGGTAATAGCGTGTGACAACACCAACTACTGGCGCAAGCAGCTGTTTCCATACTACAAGGCTAACCGTAAGAAAGCCATAGCCGAGTCAGAATTAAACTGGAAAGATATCTTCGAGTGCATGAACAAGATCAGGGCTGAGCTCAAAGAGTTCTTTCCTTATAGGGTAATAGACGTTGAGTCTGCTGAGGCTGACGACATTATTGGCACTCTCGTGGCTGAATTTGGTCAGAATATAAATACCGGTATGAAGATCCTCATCCTATCAGGAGATAAAGATTTTATACAGCTTCATAAGTTTGCTAATGTTAGTCAATATGATCCAGTCAGAAAGAAAGTCATTAGCCATAATGATCCGGATAGGTTCTTAAGTGAGCATATCATGAAGGGTGATGCTGGCGATGGTGTTCCAAACGTACTCTCAGACGATAACTGTTTTGTCGTCGGTACGAGGCAGAAACCAATGACCGCTAAAAAGATGGAGCAGCTATTAAATAGTATTCCGGGAAAAGACTACGACGAGAAAACATATCGCAACTTCTGTCGTAATAGACAACTTATCGATCTAAGTTACATCCCAAACGAAATCAAAGAAAAAGTATTGAATCAGTACAATGAGCAGGTCGGTAAAGATCGCTCAAAACTAATGAATTATTTTATAGTCAACAAGCTAAAGAACCTAGCTGAATACATCAGTGAATTTTAAGGAGAGTTAGATGGTAATTAGTCTATATGAATTTCTCGAGAAAGTGTCAAAATTAAAAAGAACACAAGAGAAGATCGACGCGATTAAACACAATGATAGTTTACCCTTACGTATTATTCTACAGGGCGCGTTCGATCCAAGTGTCGAGTGGCTTCTTCCTCCAGGTGAGCCTCCATACAAGCCAAACGACCTCGTAGACCAGCAGCACGTTCTAATCAAAGAGTGTGAAAAACTTCGCTACTACATTAAAGGCTTTCATGACACGCTCAACCAGAACAAGCGTGAGACCATGT